TTATTTTTGGAGCTGGTGACAGGAGTTGAACCCGCAACCCACTGATTACAAATCAAGTTTATTTGACGTATCAATGTAAATAATTATTGATTTGTTGAATTATTGCTAGACTATGCGCATCGTGCCCAAACGCTGAAGCTTATGTAAAAATAGCACATTTTATGTCTTTTTACAAGTCACTTATCTTCCGCATTACTAGCTCATACTCTTTCGGGTACACCAGCTTTATTGCTTTCATGTGCTCGTCAAGAACCTGCATCAGACCGCCGAAAGGAACAGAGCTGGCAGCCGCCACAAAGTCGCTTTGTGGTTCCGCTGCTGCGGAGTACGCCGCCCGGTAATCCGTGGACGGCAATGCCTGGGTCTGCGTTTCAGGTGCCTGCTTTTCTTCCAGCTCGTCCCGCACAGTGCAGAGGGCGGCAAGCTTTTCCACGCTCTGCCAGTCAGTGGATCCGCATTTCAGCTTGTGAATATGGGTGTTGATCTCGTCAATGTCCATGCCTGCCGCCCCCCTTCCTTATGCGTTGCGCAAGATGTCAGCGGCCCGCTTGTAGGCGTCACGCTCTGCACCGGTTGCTTCCTGCATCATGTCCTCGATGTCAGAAATCATGCGCTCACGGCCATCCGTGCGGGAGTAGTGACCGCGCACATAGTGACGGCCTCGGTTGGCATAGCTGTTGCCCCGGTTGTAACCGTTTCCGGCATCGCGGTTGAAGGATCCGCGCATGTCAGCTTCCCACTCGCCCGCACGGCTGTACTCGCCGCCCTCGCAGTAATCCTCGATGCGGTGGATGTCCAGAATGATGTCCACGATCTTACCGATCATTTCAACATCGCCCGGAGAGCGGTTCTTTTTGTCGGTCAGCTCCATGAGCTCGTCGCACATCTCATCCTTCAGATGATTCAGTTTATCCAGCATGACTTTATCTCCTTTCTTATGCTACCCGCTCAACGATCAGGTTGCTGTTTGCAATGCTGACCGCCTGCGTGCTGGTGTTTTTAACCGCCACGGTCAAGCAGCAGCCACGCGGCACCTCGATGAACGCGGCCACGAAAACGTTGAAGTAATTTTCGACTGCCGACGGGGTGACAATGGCAGTCGCACTGGTCAGCGACTCACCTCCGACAGCCAGCGCCACGGAAACGGGCCCCACAGTGCCGCCGGTGGGAATGGCGATATTGCCGCCAAAGCTTACTTTGAAACGGGCCCGGCACTGCCCGCTGGTCAGACCGCGCAAGGTCACAAGGCCGCTTCCCTCACGGTGCACGATACAAGCAGGGGCCTTTACTGCGGTCTCGGTCAGGGGAAGGTTTTCACCCGCCGCCACGCTGACGATGTTGGAGTTGCTAAATTCAGCCATTTTATCGGCTCCTTTCATAGAAAAAACGCCGGGACTACTGCCCCGGCGCTCTGGTTTGCAAAATCAGCTCAGGGGCTGAACAGACTACAATTTGCAGTCAGTTGCCGTTATTCGGTTAGGCGCAACCGTTGCAGCCGCAACCGTTGCCGCAGTTACCGTACTGGTAGGGTGCGGGTACCTGGAATGCGGGCACAGGGCGGGGGTTGTAGTAGGCCAGCTGTCCGCTCATGTAGGCCTTGAGCGTTTCGTTCTGGGCTGCCTGAGATGCCGCAAGCTGTGCTGCGAACAGCTGCTGACCCTGCTCAGCGATCTTTGCGTCCTTTGCCTCGATGCGCTGTGCGGTCAGGGCATCAAGGATGGCGCGGGCGTTCTGGTTCTGGTTGTCGATGATGTCCCGGGTGGTGTTCTGCACCGTGTTCCGGGTCTCGCAGGCCTGAGTAGCCATGTTGTAGTTCACGCCCTGAATGGCAGAGCGGTTCTCGCAGCAGCACTCCTGCTGCTGCATCTGCATGGCAAACAGCTGCTGCATGAACGCTGCCTGCTGGTTTGCGCGGCTGATCTCTGCGGACATAAAGCCGTTGTTTACGGTCTGCTGCACGCCGTTGACAAGCTGCGCCTGCTGGTAGAAGCCATCACACATGCCGTTGTTGATACCATCCATCTTGCGCTCGATGTTGGCAAAATCGGAGGTCAGGACGTAGCCGTCAACGACACCGGCACCGGTGTTGCCATTGCCGCCCCAGTTGCCGCCCCAGCCGCCGCAGAAGGCGAACAGGAAAAGGATGATGATCCACCATGCGCCATCATTGCCAAAGCCAAAGCCGTTGCCGCCGTTGGTGTTTGCGGGCTGAACAGGCATGGTCAGAACCGCAGAATCGGAAGAAAGAGACATTTTTGTACTCCTTTCGTGTGTTTTAAATGATTTTTATGCTTGAACCGTGGCCACGGTTACAGCTTAATGGAGGAACTGCTGAAACTGCTGCGCCATCGCCTGCAGCTGGTTCAGCTGGTTTTGTGACATTTTGCCGGATTGCAGCAGCTTTTGCACCTCTGCTTTCGGGTCGCCTTGAAAGTTTGCACGGAACTGCTGGAACTGCTGCATCATCTGCCCGAACTGACCCATAGGGTTTGGCATGGCGGGCATACCGCCGCCCAGTGCGTTAAAAAGAGGGTTTGCCATACTTATTTGACCTCCGTTTCAGGTTTTGCAGGCTCTTGCTTCTCGAGCGCCGCACAGCGGGCTGCCAGAGCGTCAAACTCTGCTCGGGTGACAAACTCCCCGCCGGGCTGCTGCGCCGTCTGAGGGGGCATTTTTGTCGCCGTGGTGCGTTCCTTGTAGTCAAAGACGCGGAGAGGCAGCGGCATCCCGCTGGCATCGGTGCTCTTGATGTAAAAAGCGCTGTTTTCGCTGTCCATCAGCAGTACGCTGTTGCCTGCGGCGACCATATAGGCTTTTGCGCCCTCTTCTCCCTGCACCCAGATGATGGATGGCGTAGCCTGTGCTGTCTGTGCTGTCGGCTGCTGCATCATGGGAGACTGATAGCCCACTCCCTGCCTGAGTTGAGCAAGGTTGTCCGGCATTGGCTGGCCGTAGTATGTCGGCATCTGATACGCATACGGATTGTAAGGCATCGTTTACTCCTCCTTATACCAGTAGTAAATTGGGCATTCTGCGCCGCTGTCCCAGCTGTCCCACCACGCACCGTCGATCACGGTCAAGACGTGCCCGGAGCAGCCCAGCACATACACGCCGCGCGGATACTCCCGGGAAAAATCTGCCACGGTGTAACAGGCGGTGCAGTCTGCTTCCACCATGCGGCGCTTGTAACCCTGCTTTTGAAGGTACGCGCCCCATGTGCGGTTGGCGCTGGGCATATCGCCGAGGGCGTAGCCGGTGAGCGCCAGCGCAATATACGCTTGCTCCCAGCTCTGACCGGTGGCCGAAGCTACCGCCCGCACTACGCAGTCCCCGACGCTGCTTCCGTGCGGGTTTGGGTTAAACCTGTGCCACATGGCACCCCCTCCCTTTGCGCCCAGTGTACTTTTTTAAACCGCCGGGAGAGACAATGAAGGTACAATGAAGGACAAAAATTCTTGCTTAAAACTTGCTTAAAACTTGCTTAAAGCTTGCTTAAAGCTTGATTAAAGCTTGATTATTTTAAACAAAAAGAAAAGCGCCCACACAGCATAGGGCTGTATGAGCGCTCAAGCATTTGCACGCAGGGCGTATAAAATTTTCAAAAAAGCCTTGACAATTACACGCAATGCGTGTATAATAAAGACAGTGAAAGACCACGAACAAACACATGGAGGTAAATTATGAAAAAGCTTACTGCTGACGAGTTTGCAGCCAAGGTTATGGCCACCGGCACCGAAGTCGAGTACGACAACGGCGTTTGGATGATTTACGCGCACCTTACCGATGATGGCGACGTCAAGACCTCTCATCTGGACGCTCGCGACCTGATGGTCACTACCAGCATCGAACTCTCCGATGAAGAGGGTGAGGCACTCATGAACGGCAATCTGGACGACGTTGAGAGACAGGCCGTCGTGGAAGATCTTTACCCGAAGTATCTTGAAGCTCTGGAAGATATGGAGTAAAGAAAAGTCCCCAGCCGATGTGCGAACATCGACCGGGGAGATTTAAGAAGGAGAAAACTATGTATACTACCGCAGAACTGTTCGCTATCGCAACCGACCCGAAAACATCCCGGGCAGCGTTCCTCAACAATGTCACCCTCAGCATCCCGGATGATGCCGACGGGCGCGTGGATCTGGATGCCGAGAAGGCAAGACTGTCCACCATCTGGGATTTAGCTCATCTTCCAATGCGTGAGCTGGTGGCCCGCACTGGTCTGTCGCAGACCGCATTTGCAAAGCAGGCAGGCATTCCGCGGCGCACCGTGCAGGACTGGTGCGGCGAAAAGCGTGCGTGCCCGGCATACGTCCGCCTTTTGCTGGCGGAGCATTATAATCTTCTGTAAAGCAAGAAAAGCGCCCACACGGAAAAATCCGCATGAGCGCTTAACTGTTAAGGGCTTCACATTGGAAGCAAAAATAAAATATCACGTTTTGACTTGCAAGGCAAGAGCTTCGACAAAACTAGTGTAAATAAAACAAAAAAGCCCCGCCATGATACGCATCGTTAAGAGGCTTAGCGGGTTCAGATATCCACCCTAATGCGCTTCTTCGAGAGGCCGGGTGGATTTGTTGATGTTATTATACCACAATCCGTGCAAAAAGAAAAGCGGCAGACCCGAAAGCCTGCCGTTTTTGAATTGCCTGAGCAGAAGCTCAAAGCTAATCCTATAACCATGATTAGTATATCACACATCCAGCATTTTTTCAATGCTTTTCAGCCGGTAGCCTATCGCTGTCCGGCTGTAATGTGTCTGCGCGGCAATGTCAGCTTGTGGGAGCCGCTCAACGTACCGCAAAAGAGCTATCTTTCGGTCAACCCTCCCAAGCGGCGCGCTTTTGATGGCGGCGATCATCCTCTTTCGGTCAAGCCCTCGCAGCGCAGGGGGCAGCACCACGCGAGCCGCCGCCACAGACAGCACCGAGCCAAAAAGGCTGCGGCAGCTGTCCGGCGTTGCGCACCATATTGCCAATGACGGCGAAACGGTGACAAAACGTCACCAGTTTGTTGACATTGCCGAGATGGTATGTTTTCGTAAGGCCACGAAAACGTGCGCAGACCATTTTCGTGATGTCACGAAATTGCTCTTGTGCGGCGAACATCCCGGTGACGTCACCGAGATGACGGTATGTAGTGCTTGCCATGATATCACTCCTTATTGTGAACAATGAGATAACGAATTGCGGAAATTTTGACGATAACGCTATCATTCGGGTTGTTTTGTTGCACACCGCTGAACGCAACGTATTCGCCATTTAGCCGCAAAATATTTCCTTCCAACCGCATGAGCCATTTTCCGCTGCCATCGAAATCAGCGGCATGATTATCCAAGTCGATTTCGAGGTAAAAACCATCGTTCTGTTTTGCAAAGTATTTTTGCAGAACAGAAGTGATTTCTTCCGTACTCATGTTTTCAGAATCAGCAATGACTTTGATGTAGTGATAATGAAACATTTTTGCCTCCTTACTGCGTGATTTCCTCAGCGTTCGCCTTGTCTTTAGCGTCCAGTGCATCGTAGTACGCTTGCGCAAGGGCTTCCACCTCTGCGATGTCGTCCTCCGTCAGCAGGCCGCTGTCCAGATGGGTGTACGCTTTGTCCAGCCAGTATGCCACGTCGCGTCCTGCGGCGATTTCCCGCTTGATGGAGCGCAGGGTCAGGTCATGCCGGGCTTTGCTTTTGATAGCCATGTGTACCTCCTTAGGTCATGGACGCGATTGCGTCCTCAAGATTTTTGACGGCGAGATTTACGTCCCGCTGGTAGTCCAACTTGATGCCAGCACCGTCACTCGCCTGCACCACCGTGTCAGGGCCGTACGCTGTGAGGACTTTGTAGGCGGCAAGTTCGTCAGGGGTGAGCGGAGTTTCGATGGGGGTGGCGAGACAGTAAAAAATGCTTGCGTCTGGGCGTGCTTTAAGCCAATCAGAAAAGGCATCGACCGAATTAATACCCGAACCAGCCTTAAACTGCAGCGTTACGCTTTTGATCCACACATAGCATCTACAAGCCTCTTTCATTTCGATATCATAAGCAACACCGTCAAAAACAGCATATTGACACAAAGAATGTCCTCGCGTTGTGCCGTCTTGCGATGCAGGAACGTCAGAAATAAAAGTGTCGCTTTTGTTTGTCGGTGTGAGTTCATATTGCCACGACAAGGCATCCAATTTTAGTCGATTTACCCTCTGCACCTTCACCCCTCTCTCCAAGTCCACCTCGTCGCACACCCACTGTTGGCCCGTGCTGTCGGTGTAGTTGCCGCCAGAGGTGACAGGGATGCCGGGCAAGCCGGTTGGGGTGGGAAGGGCGAGAGTTTGCGTTTTGCCTTTCCCATCGCTCAAGGTCACCGTCACGCTCCCGCCGTCACCTGCACTCACAATAGGCACAGGTGCATCTGGCGTGGGTGTGCCGTCCTGCGTGCTCTTACCGTACACGGTCAGGCCGCACAAGGGCGCAGGGAAAGCGTCGTCAACGGAGATAGGGTTGCCTGTTTCAGTGCCCACAAGAATGTTCTGCCGGGCCTTTACTGCGCTGATAGCGTCACCTGTGGCTTTTGCGTCAGCGGCTTCGCCCTCGTGGGTGAGGGTGGTGTCTAGTGCTACGGCAGGGCCAGTCTCACCTTTAGGGCCTTGCGGGCCGGTATCACCCTTTTCGCCCTGCGGGCCAGTGGCACCAGTCGCACCCGTGGGGCCTTGAGGGCCTTGCTCACCCTGCGGGCCGACCGGGCCGAGGGGGCCAGTGTCGCCCTTGTCACCCTTCTCGCCTTTTAAGTCACCGCTTGCGATGCCGTCCTTCAGCTTCTGCAGGCTGTCAGCGGCTTCCTGAGCGCTCTGGTCTGCATTGCCCGCACTGGTAGCAGCTTGCTGCGCTGCGGTCTGTGCATCGGTCTTGGCTTGCTCTGCGGCGGTGACATCGGTGTGTACGGCATCCACCAACTGCTGCCATGCAGGGGTGCCCGGTTCCGGCTCTGTGCCGTCCTCCGTGCCGCTGTTGGCACTGACGCGGTACCGCAGGTCTGCGCTGGTCACGGTCTTGGTGCCGTCGCTGCCCTCAAAGGTGATGCACCCGCTTCCGGGCTGTGCAGTCACGCTGGCGGGCACGTCCACATAGCCGTCCACCACCAGCGAGGATGCCGGGTCTTTGCCGTCCGGGACGTGCCAGAAGCAGCGGATGGTCAGGCCCTCCCACTCGCCGGAAGCGGTGACGGCAAGGCGGTACACGCCCCGGTTTTTGGTGTAGCCAAAGCGCACCAGCTGCTCATAGCCCGGCACTTTGACGACGCCATTGGATGCGAGAGATACGCTTTGCTCAATCATAAATTACCCCTTGTTGATAGTAGGCTTCTTGTCTGCCAGTGCCTTTTTCATCATGCTGACGGCCTTTTCGATCACGCTGTCCAGCACTTCATCGGTGATGAAAGGCTTCAGCCAGTCCGGCAGTGCGCCGCGCAGCGCGGCAAAGACCTGTGCCTTTTTCTTTGCGCCCTGACCGCTGCCCATGATGCTGTTTTCAGCGATGGTCACGAGCTCCAGCGCCCACTGCTTGACGTACTGCTTGTAACCCAGCCGGATAGCACCAACGGCCAGAGAAATAAAGCCCAAGGCCATCAGAACCAGGGCGACGGGTGCGGGGATAAAGTTAAACATTGCTTCCATGATTTGTTACTCCTTTCAGCAGGTAGTTGTTGATATCGGATTTGCTTTTTTGCATACCTTCGCGATTGTTGCCGGACAGCTGCGAATCCAAAAGATTTTGTACGCCAACGAGTACGAGACGCATTTCTTCATCGAGGCCGTCAAAGCGGCGCAGGTCTCTTGCAAGGGCCTGTGCGTGCTGAAGCTGTCCCTGTTCCAGCACGCCAAGTCTTTTTTCGAGCGTATCCATTCGCTTGTTCTGCGCATCGTCGGGGGCCTGTGCCTTTTTGACGTACTTGTGGATGATGTCCAGCACCTTGTCGATCGTGATGGTAGCAGCGCACAGGCTGCCCAGGATGCCCAGCACCCACAGTAAAGCTTCTTTTTCGGTCATTTACCCTCCCGGAGACGGGTCAGACCCTTCTTGCTGATGATACCCGCATAGTCCTTGTATGCGTGGGACATGTCCACGTTGGTGGTCACACCGGGTACACGGGCCTTGCTGGTATATTGCCACATGCCAAAGGGCCAGCTGGGCGCGGGCTTCTTTGTGCGGTAGGCAGCCAGCCACACGTCGTAGGGCTTCAGGGCCGCGCCGCCCATGTACAGGAAGGTGCTGCCGAACCACAGGCCGGTGTAGAGCAGAGCGTACACGCCCCAGCTTTCCACCGTGCTCAGCATGTAGGCCGTCAGGTCGGTCAGCGCGGCCTTGCCAAGCGGCTTCTGCACCTCGTCCTCGATGTCCACGGCCACAGGCAGCTCAAAGCTCCTGCCGGTGAGCAGCTTCTTGAAATAGGCCAGCTCCTTGTCGGCCTGCTCCCGGTTGACCGCCTTGAAGTAGCCATACACGCCGCAGGGGATGCCCAGCCGCTTGCACTCGGAATAGTTGCGAGCAAACTGCGGGTCGGTGTAGGGGGCACTGGGCCTGCCCGCTGCACTGTTGCCCATGGCGCGAATCATCACGCCGTCCACCTTGCCGCTTGCCTTGACCTTTGCCCAGTCAATCGTGCCCTGATACCGGGACACATCCATGATTTCAGCCATAGTGTCCTCCTTACTGGGTGATTTCCTCAAAGCCGCTCTTGATAAGAATTGCCTTGACTTTCTCCTTCAGCAGGCGGGGACAACGCTCATACAGAGCCTTTGCATCCTCCATAGTCTCAGCAGACATGATTTCCTGTGCCCACAACATAGCCATCATAAATACCATCCTTTCGATTCTTTGTGTGATTTTATGCATAAACAATCTCGCTCATTTCAAGCAAGCACTGTTTCAACATCTCGTTTTCTTTTTGCAGTGCCTCCACCGTCTCCGGCAGCTTCTCCCGGGCTTCGGCCTTTTTGCGCTCTTCTTCCTGCGCGGCCAGCTCTTCGGCGGTGTAGCGGATGTACTTCTGGATGGGCACCTGTTCCACCCATTCCTCCTGCGCCTGTACGCCGGGGCGGTCAACGATCTTCTGCACGTCCTTGCCACCGTTCGGATACTCGGTCACGGTCTCCCAGTGCCACTGCTCCTCCACGCCCTCTACGGCGGGGTGGGTGACTTCTTCGGTGCTGGTGGTCAGATACCCAAGCGTCAGGTCAGGGTTTTCAATGGCTGCACCGTTCTCGTCAATGATCTTCATGGTTCAAAACCTCCTTTCTCAGGCCACGCGCCGCCAGATGTGCACATAGTATGCGGCGGGCTGCACGGTGTTGCTGCGGCCATAAATGGCGTTGGAGCTAGAGGCATTAAAATCAATGTAGTAGCCATATCCGTACGAGCCGCTAGAGCTGTAATAGCCCAAATTGTCGCCTTGCCCTGAATAGCTTAAAGCACCCTGCTTTCTATCTAGTTCGTTAGAATGGTGACCGCTTGCGAATCTGCCCACGCTGCCTGTGATGTTCGGCAGTCCGGCCTCCACGGTGGTGCCCGCTGCGTGGCTTCTGCTGGCACCCATCAGCACGCGCTCCGATGCGATCTCTTCCCAAGTTCCGCCAAACAGGGCGGCGGGGCTGGTGGGGTCGGTGCTCTGGTAGATGCTGCCCACGGGATGATTTGCAAGCTTTTGCGCTTCAAGAAGCCTGTTTACTTGTTCCCGTGTGTAGTAGTCGGATAAATCAGCTTTTTGCACGCTGTCCTTCCACGCGCCGGTGTCACCGTCCCACGTCCAGATGGTATCGGTCGTGCCGACCACTGCCCACCAGCCGTTTTCGCCCACCGGCACAGCAGTCTTGAGGGCTTCCGGCGTGGCGTACCAGCCCTGTGCACCGATGGTGATAGTGCGCACCTGCTCAAAATATTTTTTGGTTCCTTCCAGGTTCTTGGCGGACTCCGTCTCGGACGCTTTCGAGGCAGTCTGGCTTGCAGCGGCGGCTGTCGCACTGGATGCCGCAGCCGCGGCTTTGCTTGTGGCCGTGCTGGCCTGCGCCGTCGCGGTGCTGGCTGCTCCGGTGGCGGTCTGAGCGGCCTGCAAAGCGGCCTGCTGCTGGCCTGTCACTTCCTCGGCGTACTGCTTGACGTACTCCATGCCCTGTGCGATGTCCTCACGGACTTCCACGCCGCGCTCAGCCTTACGGATTCCCGCAATGGCTTCATCAAAAGTTTTATCCATAAAACACCTCCTGTCCCATTAGCCTGACATGTACCCTTTGAGAGATCGACTCAAATCGTAAGCATCGGACGCTTTGCGTGCACTCAAAGCCTGCAGGTCACTGATGCTGGAAAACTCAGTGCCAAATGTAAACTCCTTTTTATCCGGCGAATCCAACGGCTCAACAAGCTTGGAACACAGCAGCCAGGTATCTACACCATGCGGTGCAGAGAAAATGTGCGTTTGCTTTCCAATTGCAATACGGCTGACATCAATATCAGCGTCTTTCAAATCGACCGCTTTGACCGTCATACCGTTCAGATAGCGCAGATTTTTGGCAAGTTCTTCCTCTGCCGCATCCAGCAAAGACTGCGGCGTGCTTTCGATGCCTTCAATAAAGATCACTTTTGTGATGATGCCAAAAAGCTTTTGCGCAGCCAGATCGTTTGCGGTTTCTGTGATGGTCTCGCCCCACGAAAAAACAAGCCATGTTATCTTTTTGGCACCTACCGCGATCACCCGCGTGTAGATATCCTCTGCTTTGACGTTGCTGGTCAAATCCAGCAAGTTTGTTCCAAAAGCCACCGTCTGGCTGTTTTTATCGGTGATCGCCTGCAGATAGTCCAGATACCGGCGCGGTTTTCCGTCAGGATCTTCTGCATGGCGCAGCACCAGATATCCGCCGTACTTTTCCACCAGCTCACTCTGCAAGATGTCCCATGTAACGCCATAGTTTTTTCCATCGCCAAAGCTGTATGTAGGTTCCTTCACATCAAACAAAAAGCGAGAATCAGTCTTGCCGTTGATAGCAAGGATGTATTTCCCGTTTTGCTCGGTGATCTTAAAGGTCTTGGATTCAGATGCCTGCTCAACGTTGTAAATGGAGTACGTGCCAAAATTTTTGTTGCAAGTACCGCAGACGATTTCGGCTTTTTTCACTTCGACCTTTGCGGCGTACGTTTTGCCCTTTACATAGGCTGCAAACAGACGCACGCGGAAATTGTTGCTTCCAATCCGTGAAATAATGCGACCTTCCGCAATGTGCTCTTCATCGATTTCCCAGCTCAGGCAGGAAGCTTTGTCGATCTCTGTTTCCTCATAGAAAATATTCGTCTTTCCATCCACGGGATCTACAATTCCCCAATGGTAAATGTAATCTCCATCATTAGAATCGTAGCTGTAACCCACCTGCACGACTTTGATGCCGTCGATATAGGGCACGATCATGGGAATGTCCATTTGCACATTGCCAGGAGTAAAAGCTTTGTATGCATCTACCATTCCGTTGTGGTTATCGCAGATCCATTCCAAAAACTGCGAAAAGCTCACATTTTTTGCAGCGTACGGCGCAAGACCGCTATCATTCAGATACGCAAGCTCTCCTTCGCAGTAGATTTTCTGACGCATCAAAAAATCCTGCTCATGGCTCATGGGGCGGCCCTGCCAGATGGAAACGCCGTCCTGTTCCACCTCTACCGTAGTGCGCAGCTTTTGCAGCGCAGAGTGTGCCACATTGCCCAGCGGCATGGTAAACTCAAAAGAGCCAGCTTTACCCACTTCGCGGGTCAGCGTGGGGCTGATGAGCTTTTTCGTGTCGGTAATGTCGCTGATATCGTGGATACAGACCTTAGTTTTCCATGTGTCTACATCCGTCTGCACACCAGCATAAACTTTGTAACTCATAGGCTTGCCCCCAAATACTTGATGCTGATGCTGCAGTCTGCCGATGCAGCAAAAACGAGGGTGCCCACTACGCCATCCGGCATAGTAAGCCCCTCGATATACTGCCAGTCGGTGGACTTGGCCAGAATGCCCACCTCAAAGCCATTGAGAGACACCGCGATGTTTGCGGCGGTCTCGCTGCGCTGGAAGTAGATGCCGGCCGCACGCGGTGCACCGGTGATGGACACCTCTTTGTCCTCGCCCGCCTTGAGCGGGATATTCGTGTAGTTGCGCACGATGTCCGTTTCAAAGTTGAAGTCATCCCACAGCCAGTCGTTGGTGCCGTCGTAGACGCTGCGCTTGAAGGGGTTGCAGGTGCCGGTGATGGTAAAGGCGCTGGAAAGCCGGTCGCGGGATGGTGTGACTTTCCAAAGCCCTTCCCAGTACCACGCCGGGTCTTCATCAAAGCGGCACTGCAGCCACTTGCCATGAATGGCGTTGGCGATGGTGCTTTCGATGCTGGGCCACTTGCTTTTTGGCGCGTTGCACAGCAGTTCCATGGTGATGGTGCGCTTTTTATAGTGCACCTTGCCATCGTCCCATGTGGTCAGGTTCAGCAGTGAATCGGATCCGGTGACCTGCACAAGGTATTCTTCCGGTTCTGCCGCGCCGATTTTAGGGCTGCCTACCTTGAGGTACAGCCCCCAATCTGTCAGGGTGTGAAAATTGCCGATTTTTGCCCCCAGAAGCTTTGCCATTACACACCCCTCGCTTTCCGTTCCACTGTCACGCCGATGCGTGCATCTACGTTGGTCGCCATGCGGGTCGACAGCACGCCCACCAGTTCACCGGAATCCATGACCACCTGACCCTTGCCGATGTCGGGCAGATGCTCGTCCAGCATCCCCTCGATGCGTTCCAGAATGCTGGTCTGCCGGTCAACAATGGACTGCTGGCCGGTAACGCGGTACTGCAGGGCCGCACGGGTGGAGAAGGTGCCCAGACTGTCATACACGCCGGTTTTGTCAAAGGGACTCTGGTAGTGGCTGACAGGCTTCTGATTATTCTTCTTGTCCATCCACATGGCAAGGCCAATGCCGCCGGCGACTGCGCCCACGCCCAGGATCAGGGCAAGGACGGGGTTTGCTGCCACAAAGGACACGATGTTGCCCAGTGCAGAGGTGATGCCGCCAGCCATGCCGGAAAAGCTCTGGACGATGCTGCCTAGAGCGCCGCCCACGCCGCCGGAGCCTGCAAGACCGTTGACGATCTCACCAAAAGCCTTGACCGAATTGGTCACACCGTCGATATCGGATTTTACCCCGCCGTCAGAAAAAAGCTTCTGGAAGATATCAAATGCCTTGCCGATGCCACCGCTGAAGTAGCCCTCGTTGACCGCGGTCAGTGCGTCCGTAAGCCACTTAGAGATCACGTCACGCTGCCCCTGCGACACTTCGCCCCAGATCAGATTGACAAAATCCAGCCCAAGACTTGCCCAGTCGCCGTTTTTGGCGTCTTTGAAGGTGTTCTTTACCAGCCCGAAAATGCCCTTATCCAGCTGGCCGGAAGCCTCGCTCAGCTGCTGGTCAATGCGGTTCTGGGTGCCCTTCACGCTCTTGTCGATAAGAGTAGAGGTCTCCGTCACCTTGTCTTGAACGCCGTCGATGTAGGTGATGATCTTCTCGTAGGTCTCCGCGCCGTTCTCGCCGATGCGCTGGCCGGTCTCTGTGACGTTCTTTTTGATATGCTCGCTGCCGTCCGCGTACTTTTCCACCGCCTGCTGCACCTTTGTGGTGATGCCGTCAACGGTGGTTTCCGAGACGTTGGTAAAGGTGCCAAGCAGCGACTTTGACATGTCGTCATAGGTCTTTGTGACCTTTGTGACCGTGCCGTTGACTTTGGTCTCGACCTGCTTAAAGGTTGTTGCAACACCGTTCACCATCTCCTTGCCGGTCGTGGTGGTGGTCTCGGTGATGCGGTCTTTGATCTTGCCCGCGCTGTCCTTGACCTTCTCGGTAAGGGTCTGGATGCTGGTGGTCACAGCGCCCAGCGCATTCTGCGCGGTGGTGGTAGCTGTGCTGGAGATGGACGAAATGACCGTTTCGGTGGTGGACTTGGAGCCGGAGGATCTGGATTTTTTGCCAGCGGAAGAACCAGACGGGCTGGTTGTAATGGAGCTGCCGCCGTTGCCGCTGGCTGCCGCCAGCTCCGCCTGACGCTCCGACCAGCTCTTGTTGCTGATGCCAATGCCATTCAGAGCATTTTGCCGTAAACGGTTTTTGTTGCTCTTCCGGTTATTTGCATCCGCGTACTCTTCGTAGGTATCGAAGTCTGCTGTGGCAGCTTTTCCGAGAAAACGGTTGAGCTTGTAGCTCAGCTGATCCAGCCATGTGGTGGCTTTGCTTGCGAAGTCCTTGAGAGCGTTTTTTGCCGTGTTGATAGGCTCCGTCAGGCCGGTGATCGCGCCTGCGAGACCAATCCAGCCGTCCGTTTTGTAAGCTTCCTGTGCTGCGACGAGCATGTCGTTCAGATTGCCGATTACAACGCCGAAGCCGCTGGATAAATCGCCGGTCAGCAATCCTGCCAGCTGGCTCACGTTATCTTTCAACGTGGATACCCGGCCATTCATGGTCTGGCTCTGGGTGTCCATGCTGTTGTAGTAACGCCCACCCTCTTCAGATGCGGCCTGCAAAGCCTGCGTCAGCAGATCATAACTGATGGTCATGTTCTGCACTTCGGCGGTACTTTTTCCCGTGTAGTCGGCAAGAATGCCGTAGACGTCGATGCCGGCATAAGCAAACTGTTTGATGTCAGCCGTTGTAGCCTTGCCGGTGTTGGCGATCTGCTGCAGGTTCTGGGACATGCGGTTCAGCTCGTCGTTGCCGCCGCCGGTCGCAGAGACCGCGTCACCCAGTGCCATGATGGTACTGCGGGCATAGGAAGCGTTCTCGCCTGCAGAGATCAGGTACTGGTTCGCCTTTGTCAGGGACTCGACATCAAACGGGGTTTTTGCCGCGTCTTCCTGGATCTGGCTCATGACCTGCTGGGCGGCTTCCGCGCTGCCCAACATATTGGTAAAGCCGGTGGTGTATTTCTCGATCTGGGCGTTATACTCGATGCCGGAAGAGATGAACCCCTCTGCGGCACTGAGTGCAGCAGAGCCGAGCTTCGAGAAAATGCCCGCCATGACCGTGCCTTGTGCAATAGCACCGGCCAGAGACTTGCCGGACGCTTTATCCGTGGAGCTGGCAAAGCCATCCATGCCGTTGTTTGCGGCTTTCAGCGCGGTCGTGGTTGCCCTGAGCTGCGCTTCTGCCTGTGCTAACATGGTCTTGAGGTTTTTGGTCTCAGAGGACGCTTTGCCGGTCTTGCCCACCGACTCGTTGTAACGTCTGGTCAGCTCCACTACGGCCTTTGCGGCCTTGCTGTACTCTCCTGACAGTGAAGAAACGGTTTTTTTCGTCTCGGATTGTACATTCTGGATGCCCTGCCGGTAGGCGCTGTCGTCCAGCCCGAGGGTGGCACTTAATTCAAAAAGTTTCAGGTTCCATCACCCCCTCCGCACAGCTCTTCAAGAGCCTTTCTGTTTTCTTCCGTGATCTCCGCCGCAGACCGCTTGTCGATCTGCTTTACATAAAGCGGGAATGTATACGAAGCAACGTAGGAATAAAGAGCGTTAGCTCCCGCAAGACCGCCAACGGCATCTGCTACGCAATCGCGGTAGAATTGAACTTCATCGTGGTTTCTGATCTCTTTTTTGATGTGGTCAAGGATATAGGACTTGCCGAAAAGTTCCAGTAAATCCAGACGAATGGTCGAGACCATCCGTTTATACCCTTCCACGCCGATCACATCAAGGATCTCAAAAAAGCCATGAAATCGTCATCGGACAGCGCGCGGGACATCGCTGCAACGAGCTTTCTGGTGGGCGGAAGCTCTTCGCCCTTATCCAGCACCACAAAGAGCGGCAGGACCTTTTCGGTCATGTCTGCGTGCTCTTCGTAGATCATGCGCATCATTTCTTCCGCATTTTTCGCGCCCTGTTCTGCAATCTTCTTGGCCTTCTCCTCCGGGGTTTCGTTGCCAGTCAGCGGCGCAAGCTGAGTTGCTGCCGCCACCGCGCCCGTGTCAACGAGGCACTGCTTGTATGCCTTTGCCAGCTTATAAGTTTTTGCAAGGTACTCCTTGCCTTCCAGATCAATGATTTCCTTCATGTCTTTCCTCCTTACATCAGGACGCGGCCTTTGTGATAGAGTAGAACTCCATCGGGGCCTGTTCAGGGTTCTCGAGGTCTGCAAAAGCGGTCAGCGTGATCTGCATCGAGCCGCCGCCGCGATGCTCAGATTTCAGGCTCAGGCCGCCGGTGGACATGGCATTATAGAGCTTGACCGCGATAAAGCCGCCTCCGATCATGGGGCCGACCCACCAAATGGGCTTGAAATCCGTCAAAGCGGTTTTCAGGCGTGCAACCACGTGGGTGGGGTCTTCCGGGTCGATGTCCGCAGTGCCAATAGCGAGCTGGATGCTCTTAGGGTCTGCGTTGGGAGTCGTGTAAGAGATGGTTGCGGTGGTTCCGGTGACTTCCACGCCCTGCTTTGTATTTGTGGGGGCGTTGTCGATTTCGGAAAGAGTATCCTCGGTGGAGTTCTGATAGGTGATAGTTACGCCGCCCTGTGTGGCGTGAATGACGTTTGTTTCATCAATTTTCGGGGTCTCAAGCGAGAAATCGGACAAAATGTTGCCCGAGCCCTTGGGGATGCTCTTGAAAGCCTCCGCTGTCAAAACGTTGACGTTAAACTTCTTTGCTAAAGTTTCAGTCATATTGCTCCTTTACTCACGGTATAAGCCGTGTAAGTTCAAAAATAAGGTATTCGCACAGATACCCTTCAGGCGTGTTGTTGAGCGGCTGCGCCCAATCTTTATCGTCTTTGTCCAAAAGAATAGCGCCGCCCTCGCATTTGATAGTCAAACCACCTCTTGGGAGGGCCGCGCTGATCGTATCTTCGGTTTGCAGGATGGGGGCTCTGCCGCCCTTACTGGGGTACCACAGCCGGGCGTGGAAGGATGCCGTCTCGTTCCACCCGCCGGGGATGGTGGGCTTGTAGGTCAGGTAGGGCAGGAAAGCGGCGGGCGGGATGTTATCTTCCAGATAGCCGGGGATGCCAAACCCGTTGAAGAACGTGTTCAGCGCCCGGTTGATGCTCTCAGACGGTCCCATTACGGCAACACCGCCTTTTTGCACTTGACGGCTCGCAGCCCCATGCCGGATTCCGGCGGGGCCTTGGTTTCGTCTGCTGCGCTGGTGATCTGGAAGGTCTGCCCGTCGCTTACCCGCTTGATGTAGTCCGGGAAAGCCAGCGGAACGCCGGTGCTGACCAGCAGGGTATAGGTAGATGCCGTGTCAGCCTGCTCTGCCACCTGAGCTTCCACGGTGGTGTCGTGGCGTTCCACGGCCTCAAACTCGGGGCCGTCCTTCCAGCCGGAAACAAAGCCGCCCACGCCGTCCGGCTCATAGCTGCGGGTCTGAAAACGGTATTTTTGGGTAAAGCTCTGCATCACGGTGGATGCAGTGAACGCGTTGACCATGTCACATCTTCCTCCAATGATTGATCTCGGATTTATAGCGAGTCTTGCCGTCGGCAGGCAGGCCGTCCGCGCCTGTAGCCATCGTGCCGGACCACCCGGCAAAGGACTGGGACACATACACGCCGCCGGCCGGGAGCACCTTGTCGTATGCGTCGATTTTTTCAGCCAGCGCCACAAAATCAGGCGGCACGCGCATGGGCTGCACCGTCCCGGTGAAGGTCTCAGCAGTCAGATCGCCGTCCCCGGCCTTGTGCACGCCGTCATTGAAAATGGATCCACACACGAGGAAATACTGCCCCGGCACTACCCCGGCGGGCACGGTATCCGGCTCAAAAGCAAACTCCCCGGCAACGGGATCATCTGCCCGGTCAAAAAAATTGTGCGTGTAAACGCACAGCTCTGGGACGGTCATGCAAAGTCACCCCCTTGCAGGTTAGACCGATTCACCCGGGGTAATGGTCTGGACAGAGATGCCGTCCAGGTACTCAGCAAACAGGGTCACGCCGGTGATGGCGAAGCTCTCAGAGACGGCGGTGGTGTAGTTGCCCTGGGTGTGGAAGCCGATCAGGTTGCTGGCCTCGCCTGCGGTGGTGTACACCAGCCCAGCCTTGGCGTAGTCGCTGTCGGAGGGGTCAACGTAGTACATCACGATGTTGTCCACGGGAGTGGCAATGACCTTGCCCTTTGCGATCTCGCCGTCAGACAGCAGGAAGATGGTGTTGTAGCCCATGAAATCCTTGATGTACTGGAAGCCGCACTGGTTCTGGATGGTGATCGGGGCGGTGCCAAGGTACTCCGCCACGTCCAGGACGTTGGCAAAGCCCACAACGCCGGTGACGGTGCGGTGCATATTCTTGAACTTGTTCTCCACGCTGCCCTTTGCCATGGCCAGAGCCATCTGGAAGGTCTTGGGGGTACCCTTCAGGCTGCCAGTGTTCAGGTACTTGTAGAACTTGTCCGTGACCTTTGCGGTCAGGTCGAACAGGAACTCGTCATCGGTCTTCTGCACGGCCACATCATAGCCATAGTTCTGGATTGCCTCCAGGGAGACGGCCTTGGCGTACTTTTCGATTGTGATCTTGCCGTAGTCCTTCTCCTTGACGGTGTACTGGCTGTAGGGAATCTCCTCGCCCTCTGCCACGGTGCCGCTCTGCAGGGTGCCCTGGGCGTACTTGCTTTTCAGCACGGTGCCGGGCTGCATCCGGATGGGACGCATGATGCCCATGATCTCCCGCAGGTGCTCCCAGTTGCGCTGGAAGCGTGTCACAAAGTCGATTTCCCGGGGGTTGACGGTGATCTCGGTAGTGGTGATCAGATTGGTCTTTGCTGCCATGTGTTAGTCCTTTCCGCCGCCTGTAAACAGGTCGGCATTTGCTGCAATGGCCGCCTGGCGCTCGCCAGCGTCCTTGATTGCAAAAATTTGGTCTTTGGTCATTTTGGAGCCGGTGTTGGTGGGCGGGGTGTCCACCTTTGCGCCGGTGGTAGTCGTGGTGCCTACGAAGTCGCTCCAATCAGCTTTCAGGCTGTCAGTGTGCTTCTTGGCGTCCTTGACCTCGCCCTTATCATCCAGCTCCAGCTTGTCGATATCCTCGCCGGACAGCCGCACGACCCGATCTGCATACTTGTCCAGCACCCCGGCGGACTTCAGCAGCTCCCGGAACTTGGCTTCCTTGGCTGCGTGGGCGTCCTTCTTGGTCTGCTGGGCCTTGTAGTCGGTCAGTGCCTTTTCAGCGGCCTGCTTGCCGCCGTTGGCTGCATCACGGTCCTTTTCGGCTTTGGCGAGGGCTGCGTTCTTCTCATCGATCTGGTTCTGCAAGGTGTCCGTTTCCTCATGCAGCACGTCCAGAATTTTCTTGAGCTTGCCGCTGGTGTCGGTCGTTTCATCTTCCAGAATCGCCCGGAGAGTCTTGCGTTCGAGTGCCATGTGATAGTCCTTTCTGCCCTTGCTCGGGCTGCCATGCTTGGCAATAAGGTTTATTTGCCGGACGTGCTGCCGGTGTGGTGCCGCTTGCAGGAATCGAACCCGCGGCCCCCGGATTAAAAGTCCGGTGCTCTGCCAGACTGAGCTAAAACGGCATAAAAAAGCGGCTGACGCTGTGCGCCAACCGCTAGATATTAAATTTTAGAGGTAGAGTTGAAAATCTGTATCGTTAAGCTCAGAAGCTGGAAGATACACCGAAATTTTGATTTTGGCTTCATTGCCGTACGCAACATCGCAAATTTTTTGAAGTTCTTTTCGTGCCGTTCTTCCCTTGCAAAGCAACTCGCCAACAGCATCAAGTTCTTTTTCTCGCTTGTTTTTTACTCTCACCATTTCTGCCTTTATGCTTTCCACCTCTTCGGCGGCTTTGTGATATGCTTCATCGGCTTCCATCTGCCTTTTCGCAGCAGCTTCAAGCAATGCGCTCAAAATTTCAAGCTCTGTCATTCTTATACCTCCTTGTTTCCCTCTTCCACTGCGATCTCTCGCAGCTCGTCAATGTGCTCCTCCACCGCCGGGCGGAGGAACGGGCGAGGGGCCATGCCCCGGGTAAAGTGCCACTTGCCGTTGAAATCCTTCCAGACCCACGGCGTTTTGCGTCCGTTGCCTTTCTCGGCAAAGATGCCCGTGCCAAGCTCAACGTAGACGCTGTAAAAGAGATTTGATCCGATGGTCACGGTCTTTTTTGCAAGGTCGAGGGCAAAGGTCAGGCTCTGCTTGAGCGCACCGCCCACGTAGCCCTCAATGCCCGTGCTGTCTGCCGTGCCTGTGGGCACAAGCAGCTGTGCGTAGTCCTGCACCTTCATGCCCCAGCTGGTCAGCACCCGCTCCGCCCACGAGTCCAGCGCCTCATGCAGCTGCGGGGTGTTGTCGGTGAATTTGATGTCGTACTCAAATTTCATGGCTCACTTTTTCTTCTTTCGCCTTGTTGTTCCGCCCTCTTTGCGAGTTTTAATCACTCGTTCAGTTGAAACATTTTTGGGATTAAGCGACCCTGTATCAATATGGACAAGCTTTCCTTTTTGAAAAAAGAGCACATTTTCTCTGTGTGCAACAGTTTCAATCGTGTCATAATAGGCATTCATTCTGCCCATTCTGTAATGCTCTCTGGTCCTTTTTGCATCATATGAAATATCAATACGGTCTTCATGTGTTTTTGTGATTTTTACGTTGTCCAAAGAATCCCAGCGCTTTTTTATGACTTGGTCTATATATCCTTGGGCCGTTTCTCTTTCCTTTTTTGTAATTTTGAATCCTCCGCCCGCTCTCGCAGAGCTGCCGCTTCCTCGTTTACTCATTGCGATACCCCTTTCTTTCAAATTGAAACGGTTTTACCTTGGTCACGTTCCAGTCAAATTCTGCCGGGCATTTGCCGTACCACAAAACACTTGTCGGTTTGAGCCTGTCCAGCGCCACGCGGCAATGCTTTGCAAAGCACTCCGCTTCGTATGGGTCAGATTGTGTGCCGTGGCTCGAAATGCTCACGATGGCGTTTCTAGGCTCACCATCAAAGCACCAGTCATAACTTTGCTCGCCGCACCAGCAGAGCGTAGGAATCACATGGATCCCGTGCATCTGCCAGTAAGCAGCCAGCCAGTGCTTTTTGTAGTGCATAAAAATCTGCACCGCAAGCGGCATATCGCTGTAAAGCGAAAAATCCGGCGAACATATCGCGCCGAACTGCTGCAAAAGCGGGATATACTTGTCCGGATTGTTCCAGAACCGTTCAAACTGGTAATCGTCCTTGTAAAAATGCACGCCTTTTGTGGCCTTGTCTTTGGCGGTCAGCGCATAATTGACCGGGATCCATTCTAGCTTGTCAATGCGGATGTCCGTTTCTGGCTTGATTTCAGGGATGCCATACTTACCCACGCCCGGAAAAATCATCTTTTCGGTGTTTTCCATCGGCAGAATCACGGTTCATCCCCTTCTTCCTCCTGCTCTGCCCAACGTCTTTGGATCAGTTCTCCGTTGGAACAAACCGAATCCAGTACAGCGTCAGCCTGTATATGAGCAGAAACAAGAGCTTTATCGGACATTTCCATGTGATAATAACCGGTCATGACCTCACCTTTGGCAGTAATGCCTACTACTGCAAGTTTTTTGACCTTCTCTTCTTCAATCAGCTTGAGCGCATCCATAAGCCACGGCGCATAATCGGCATTTGACATTAAGACATTCATTTTCTGAATCCTTCCATTGTTCTAATAAGGCGTTTGTGTGCTCCATGCGGCTTTGCGCCATTTCCGTAGGAAGGCCGCACGTGCTTTGGCTTAATGTAACCACACGGGGGCTTAAAATCACGGCAAAAGTTCAAGAAAAAGTCATCGTTGATTACGACAATCCCAAACTTCTTATTTTTCATGCTTTGCAACCTTCCTCTTTCTCTTGCTTTCAAAATAAGTTTTCGGCCAATCGGGCCGGTTCGCTACCTTTTCAGCCTTCCTGACTGCTTCGGCGAAATTTTTAGCAGTTCCGCCGGCATTGTAAAATGCCTTTGCAAGATTCTCGAAATTTTCGACAAAGTTCATTTTCCAGTCGCCTCCTTCTTGCGCTTTCTCTCTTTCGCCCACCACATTTGTTCGGCTTCTGTGCCGCCCTTAGCCTTGTACCACTCGGTGTAATCCATGACGGGGGTGGTCTCTTTGGTCACATTGTCCCGCTGCATGGCGTTCTGCCTGGGATACTTGCCCAGAGCAGAGGACAGCACACAGCGGCAGTGGTAAACCATCTCCGGCGCTGCGTTTGGGTCGCCGGGGCGCTGAATCTCGTAACCCATGACCTTGAACGGCTCGTCAAGCTCTGCCGTCTGCTGGTCAAGCAGACGGTGCATCTCACGGGTGCGGTAGTCGTGGGTGGAGTTCCAGCGCTTTTTGACCTCGATGCCCAAAGCCTGAGCGTTTCTCATCTGCTGCAAAGCCCCGGCGTTCTGGGCACTGGTAAGGGCCGTGATGGCGTTGTTCATAGCCCAGTGGATCTCCGTGTCTGCCATGCCGTTTACGGCCTGCACGGCGATGTCGTGGACGCTCTTGCCCTGCACGATGCCCTGCATGACGTAGCGGTTGAACACCCTGGCGTCATAGGTGCGGTTGCTCTCGCTCTTGATACGTTTGTTGGGTACCAGCTTGGGGCTCTCCTTCAGCAGCAACTTGACCGCTTCGGTGTTGTACAGGGTAAGCCCGAACGTCACGCCTGCGGCCTGTTCCAGCTCGTAGAAAGCCCAGTTTGCGCCAAAGGAAAAGATATTGTATTGCTCGTCCCGGGCCAGCTTGTAGGCCGTCTCTTGGGCTGTGGTGCAGGTCTGCGTGATGCCGTCCAGCTTCTGGCGCATCAAATCGGACTGAAAGACCTGATTTTGCAGCCAGATGCGGTAATTCTCTTCGGTGATCTCGCCTGCATCCAGCTGCGCCCGCTTGCGCTCGTCCAGTTGCTTATATTTTGCAAGAAACTCGGTCAGCTGCTCCTGCATCTCCCGGCGGGCAGTGCCGTACACCCGGAGGATACGGCGGCGCAGGCGGTTCAGCTGGCGGGTAGAGATGCGGTCACGGTCGGTCATAAGCCAATCGCCTGCACAACGGCCAGAAAGCACCCAGCCACAATGGCAAAATCAGCGACAAAAAGCATCACATCAATCAATCTTCCCAGAGGATCATAAAGAGGATCATAAATTTTGCTGTTTTTTTTCATCGGTGTCTTCCTCCTAGTCGTCCACGGTCTCCCGTGCTGCACTCTCAGCCATCAGCGCGGCCTTGGCCTGCTCCTTTTGTTCCGGGGTCAGGTTTGGCAGCAGGTCAATGGCCATGTCCTGCCCGATGATCGGTGCCTCGGAAATCACCATGCTGACCTGTTCGGCGGTGTTGGTGATCTTGCTGCGGTTGAATGCCGGCATGGCGTTGTCAAAGCCAGCCAGTGCGCAGATCTGCCGGATGAACGGCTTGACCTGAGCCTCAAAGTCGTCCGCGTTCTGGTTCAGCGGTTCATAGGCCGCATCCAGATGGTCGTTGGTGCTGTCCGCGCTGACGCAATGCACGTCCAGCCCGCCGAAGTCCTCATACACCCTGGTGTGGAGCAGCTCCAACAGAGCCTGCCGGGCCGTCACGGGGATCTCGTTGGTGTAGGGGGTGATCTTGCCGCCCTCGCTGGTGTCTGCGCCTGCAATGTGGTACAGATTCAGCTTGACAAGGAACTCCTGCAGTTCGTCATCGGTCATGCCGTTGAAGTTCTCGCACAGCCAGTAGATCTGCGAAAAGTCCTGCAGGTCATTGCAGAAGCCGGACATCACCAGATCGGTGTTGTCAATGTAGGCTTTCAGCCCCACAAGGGTGCTCTGGTGCAGGTCGGAGCCCCACAGCGGCACAATGGGCAGGGCGCTGTAGTTTTCGCCCTCTACGCTTTCCAGCCCGCCGCCGGGTGTGGTGACGGTCACGCTCTTGTATGCCTGCTTCGGCGTTGTCTCTTGCATCACATTGCCGATTTTGCTTTCCGTGTACTCAGTGAAGCCGTCCAACTCGTACAGGATATAGTGCATATCCGTGTCCGGGTTCAGCCGCCAGAAGCGCACACCCGCCTGCAAAAGGCCTGTCTTTTCATCGTACAGGGGCGCGAACTCGGTCAGCTTGAAAACAACCAGATGGTCGTTGTTCCAGAATCCGAAGCTCTCACCGTGGATCAGGGCGAAATATCCGGCTTTCTGGATCTGCTCGTCGAAGTTCTGCCCTAGCCTTTCCTTGTCCACGCCATCGTCTGCAAAGACCACACCGTTGCCGAGGGAGTAGGTCGCCCGCTGCTTGTTGAGCCGCCGGAAAAGATTACTCTTGACCATATCGGGGTGTGGGGTGTCCTGCTTGGTGTTTTTGGATAGGCGTTCCAGCATCAAAGCGTAGGCCTGCGCGAAGCGTTCAGCCCCCGGGTTTTTCTGGGCATCGTACAGGTCAGCGTCCAGAGCCATCTTGTAGGGCTTGGAAGCGCAGTGCTGCTGCACGAAGCGCCGGATGAAATCAGGCTGCTCCCCGGCGGCTTGCGCCTGCTGGAAAGTCTGGAATGTGTATACAGTGCTCAAAATCAATCCCTCAGTTTCACAAGGCGCTTTGTGCGCACGAAATAGCGGATAGCGTCCATGCAGTGGTCGTTGACCTTCAGCACGGTGTCGTCTTTATCTGGATCCCAAGCGTACACGCCGAACTCTTCCAGCGTGCGCTTGCAGTCTTTGTAGATTTTCAGCCGGCCGGTCTGCAGCATGGTCTGCACGTCCAGAATGCCGCTCAGAACGTCGTTGTTTGCGGGGGTCTGGGTAAAGCCATTCTTGCGCAGTTCCGTAATCAGGGGCAGGGCAGAGGGGTCCACAATGATCCTTTCCGGCTTGAGACCGTTCAGCCATGTCTTGAGGTCTGTGACGTACTCGCCCACCGTCTTTTGCCGCTTCTGTTCGCGGCCGCTGTAGTAGTACTCCCGGGTGACGATCCAGCAGTCTGCATCTGCCTGCTTCTGGAACAGCAGAAAGGTCGTTGCATTCTGGGTGCCGAAGTCGCACCCCACATAGGCGCTCTTTGGAGACAGCGCCGGAAGTACATCAACAACGTGCTTCTTGCGGTCGAACATGTCATAAACAAGACCCTCGGCCACCGTCCACAGGCCCAGAATGAAACGCTGATAGAAAACACCGCTGTACTGGCTGCGGTATCTGGCCTTGATGTCCTCGGAAAGTGACAGGTTGTCGTCCATCGTGAAATGGAGATACATTATCTTGCGGGAACGGCACTTGCGCACCCATTCCAGATAAAACCAGTGCTGTGGGCTGCCTGGGTTGCAGTTGAACCAGAACTTTGACCCAGTGACAGAGCAACGGGCTGTGGCCTGATTGACGAAGCTTTGCGGCATCAGGGCCACCTCGTCGAAGAATACCCCAGCAAGGGTGATGCCCTGGATCAGGTCCTGGCTGCTCTCGTCCTTGCCGCCGAAAAAGTAAAACTCGTTGGTTCTGCCGCCCTTGCTGACGGTCATGCAGTTTTCTGCCCGATGCTCCTTGACGTTGAACCCCCGGGCTGCAAGCTGCTGCTTGAGCGTCCCCAGCACGTTGCGCCGGAAGCTGGCGATGGTCTTGCCACACATGGCAAACTGCTGGCCGCTGTAGCAGGTCATAGCCCACTGGACGAAAGAGAAGCTCATGGCAAAGGTCTTGCCCGATCGGATAGCTCCATCGGCGATGATGCCGTTGTAACCGCTGTATGCGCTCTGCGGTGTCCACCAGCAAAGAACCATCTTTTGCCGCTGGCTGAGGGCTTTCCAGCGAAAACCGTTACTTTTCCGCATGGTCGTCCTCTTCCTCCGGCAGCATCTCCACGTCATCCGGCGGGCTGATGTCTGCGGCGGCGCTCAGTGCCTCCACAAGACCATCGTCCGGGGCTTCTATGCCGCTCTGATCTCCCAGCATAGCAAACTTGTCCACGATGGTTCCGAACGCCGTGGACAGCTGCGGCAGCGTCGCTTCTGCGATTTTGTCAGGGTCTGCCATCGCCTGAAGGTACAGACCGAGAAGATCCTGTGCTTCCTCGCGCTTGCTGCCTAAGTAGGAAAGCATGTCCTGTGTGTTCTGCTCTTTTTTTAAGGCGCACAAATCCGCACACTTGGGATTATCTTTCACGATTTTCCGCACGGTGCTTTCTGCCACGTCGTTCAGCTTGGCGGCTCTGGCGTAGCTTTGCAGCTGCACATAGTCAGCAACGATCTTCTTTTTTTTCCTGTCTGTCAGCCGCTTCGCACTCACCGCCACCACCTCTCTAAACTCATGCAAAAGAAAAACCGCCCGGAAGATCCGAACGGTCAGAGTATCAAAATAAGCAGCACCCGTGCATTCAGTTCGTTGGACATGCGTCAAACGGCGGGTGCTGCTGCATCCGGAACTTTCGCGGCCAGATGCCCCGCTATTGCGCGGCCCGCTCTAGGGCACGCAAGCACTCCCGGCAGGGCTCGAACCTGCAACATGCGGTTTTGGAGACCGCTGCTCTACCGCTTGAGCTACCGGAGTATAAAAGCCGCCCTTGGAATCGAACCAGCCGTGTCTACACACACGCGCCGCGCTCCAAACTGCGCTCAGACGGCCATATAAAAACAGCTCCGGTTCTCCGCCGGGGCTGTTGGTTGGCGCACATCCTGTCAGGAAAGCTCCACCTTGGCAAGGATTCTAAGGCCTTTTCTTGGCACGGGAGGTTGCACGTGCGGCCTTGCGGGTTGTCTAGTCCATGCGCCATACGGTGCGATACGGCGGAATCGAACCGCCTCCTGTCTCTCATGAGCGGCAGGCTGCCTTTGTGTCAGTGTATCGCATAGAAGCAGCCCGCGAAACGTGAAGAGAGCAAAGCCCGGTACCTGCAAGCAGAAAAGGAGGAAAATGCTAAGAAGGGACACGTTTCGGAGGCTGCGTGCATCGGTTTGCCTTTTGGCTTTTCCGATGATACAATTTTACACCATGCGATAGTGAAACCGCAATGTAATGACAGTGCAATGTTTTCAAAGGCTCAGTTCATCCATTGCTTTGCGCCGCAAAACATAGACCATGCGCAGAGAGTAATTCATATCTTTTGCGACCCTGTCCCACGTGAGGCAATCGAGATAGTACTTGTACAGCACCGTGTATGCTTTTTCGTTCTGGATCTGGGCGAGCGCGTTTCTGATCTCAAGAAACAGCCTGTCGCAGACCGCTCTTTGCTCATAGGCGCGGCGCTCCGCTTCCTCTTCGCGTTCCACAGCCCGGGCAAGGCTCTGGCCATCTTTGCTGCCGCCGGGGGCCGCGCTGAGGCTCTGGGTGATGTGCCGGGTGGCCTCCTGTGCTTCGGCCAGACGGTCAGACAGCAAGTAGTATCTTTTCTCTGCTTCGCGGTAGCGGTTCAGCCATGCCTTGACAGACCGGTAATCGGTTCCGTCCTGCTTCTGGGTGTCAGTGTCAGGTGTCCATGTGCGGGTCATTGTTGCTCCTTTCTTCAAAATCGTTGCAATATTCGGGCGGATTTATGTATCCTTCGTCTTTGTCACTTCTCCGGCAGATATAGTGATATCCGGATTCTGACGCCCCAAATTTTTGATTTAAGAAAACGCACCGGTCGCAAAGGCAAGGTTTGTTGCGGTTGAGCCGCCGCTTGAAATGTTCAATTGGGTTGCCATCGCTAAGAACAAACCAGATGAAAAATCCCGCAAGTGTTGCCATGAACAGCGTGCTTGCAATTTCAAATAGCATATCAAGCATTTTACTCCTCCATTTCTTTAATCTCGATTTCCACCCGGGGATTCTCCCGGTCAAGCTCCACCCGGCTGCCATCGTGGGCGGCGACGATCTTGCTGTTGTCGTCCTCCAGAACGCGGGCTTTTACCAGGATGTCCGTGGTCGCCTCGATGAGGTTTGCCAGATCGACCCGGCGGGCGGTCTTCATGTAGTACACGCACCGCACGTTCACGCGGGCAGAGATGGGGCTGCGCGGCCTTTTGATTTGCCGCAGGCAGTCCGTTTCATAATCCACGTAGGCCTTGCTGGGAGCCACGAAGCGCCCGCCTGAGCGGCTTTTGAGGATGCGGGCAGAGTTTTTCTTGGTGCGCGGGTCGCCGTAGAGGGTCAGCTTCATCTGCCGTCCTCCACATAGTACCAGCTTTGGGGCGGGCGTTCGATTCCGAATACTTCTCCCCGGCAAATCAGCTTTTTTGCGTCCCATCTGCGGCAGGTGCAACAGTCTCCGCGATGCGTACATGGCTGTATCGCCCAGAAATTTTTAAGCTTTACTGGCTTTTTGTAGAGTTTGAAGTTTGAAATATGCCAACCATACAGGTCTTTCATATCGGCATAGTTCATACCGATATCCCAGCCGGCGTATTCCTTCACTTGCTTGATACTGAGGCAACTTCCAGCAATTGCTGTTTCGATATCTTCTTTGACGATGCAGTACTCAGGGCCGATGCGCCGGATGTCATCACAGATGAACTCTCCAATAACCATCTGGGTATTACCGCGTATGCTGTCCGGCAGTAGCTTATTGAACTTTACGAACACAGGCTTTCCGTGATGGATTTCGCCGTCCATCGTTTCTTCGCCATCCTTGAAAATGGTGATGAGTTGCTGCGGAGCTTTTGTGCAGTAGATGTACACCTTGAACGGCGTTTCCAGTTTCGGACGGGTCTTGCGCACCTCAATGTTTTTTTGCTCCCGAATGATGAGGTCGCACCATTCAGGCCGAATGCTCAAAAGTACAGCTTTCATATTTTACCCCCACTGTTCAGCCATTGCTTTTGCGATTCCCGGAAATGTTTTGGCTCTGTTTTTCGCCCGATCAGTCGTAAACATTCCCTTATTTTTTGCATCGTGTTTATGACTATACGAGCCGGACGGACACCATGTAGCAACAGGCTCTACAATGTTAATTGGGGTCAACGGCGGCAGACCCTTGAGCCAAAGACAGGTTTTTTTGGTGTATGGGTGACCAAACTGATACGGCTGAACGCTCTGCGCATACTTCGGCAGGCAGAATACCCGGCTTGGCACTGGGTTCTCTATGCAAATCCGTGGAACATCTGCCCACCAGAAACGCATGAACAGGTCTCGGCCTTGAATGCCAAGCATCACACGGTCTGCCTGAAGCTCATGCCCTTTCCAAAGATGCCTTGCTCCGGCGTTGCTTAGATAAGTGCAGGGCGGGTGTGCAATGAGCAAATCCCACTTTCCGACTTCATGCGCCACGCCGTCCATCGTTACGATTTGCCCACCCTCAATGGCCTTGAGCGCATCCCCGAGAATGTGCCACTCGGGATGCCCGCCGGACGGTTCCTGAATATCGCAAGAGTAGGCTTCGTGGCCTTTTGCCCGAAATGCCTTGCAGACTTCCTGCGATTCTTCGCAGGCAATCAGAACTTTCACCGTTTTCTTCCTCCCATCCATCCTTCTTTGCCGAAATCGTTGCGGCTGATCCGTTCCGCCGCGTGGTTCCCGTTGGTGTAGATGCGCTGCGCTTTCAGCTGACGCTTGTACTCGGCGTACCGTGGGCAGCTGTCGTGATAGATCGGGTGCCGGTCTGGGCAGTCTTTACACGGTATCATCATCATTTTTCAGCACCTCCGGCGGCAGCGGCATCCAGCCCACCACGGGGCAGTCTATCTTGTTGTTGTAAACGTCGTCCGGGTTGAAGTGACGGTATTCCCACCAGCCTTCCGGGATTCGGTAGTCATCCCGTTCCTCGTCGTATGTTCCCCAATCAGGGAGATCTTCCCAATTCCATTCGCTGTCCTCGGAGAAAACATTGCCGTCCTCGTAGTGCGCCGTTGTAATGCCCAAATAGTCATCACGCCGGTACAAAACCAGCACCTCGGTTTCGACCTTCGGCAGGTCCGTTTCAGGATTGCGCCATGTCGGCCGCAGTGTTTCCGGGTCGATGGTTGGAGCCTCGTCCACGCTGTTCAGGGCATCCTTATAGCAGCATTCTTCAATAGTGAACGGATTGCTTGCACGAAGGTTCATTTCAATGCGCTTGTGCAAAGCGTTCGCGTCAATCAATCTTTTATCGCTCATTTTTCAATCTCCCTTTCTTTGTTTTCGCAGGCGTTCCCGGCTGCGTGCCATGAGCTCCGGGCTTAAAATACCATTCCCGGACGGCTGTGCCCTGTCCACGCGGTTGCCTTTTGCCCGGCTTCCGCCGATTGGGCAGAGCTGGTTATACTCCTCAGCGGTCTTGCAGCCCAGTCTTTCCGCTTCTTCCAGTGCCTTGCGGACATACGCCCAGCTGCTACCGCCCAGATCTGCGCACTTGTCTATGACCGCATACACAAGATCTGCATCCATGCGCTCTATGTATCCGGTCAGTTCTTTTTCTCCGGTCTTGCTCAGCTTGCCGACGTTATCCCGAAAAAAATCCACCAGATATTTCGTCGTCTTCGTCCCTGTATAGGAGGAGTCATCTTTAGATGACGACGACTTATCTATATCTAATATCTTATATCTAATATCTGTATGGACATTTTTGTGGACATCTGCGTGGACATCCTGTGGACATTGTCCACAGGATTCTGCTTCAATTTGACGCTGGTTCGTTCTTTGCAACTTTTTTTGCGCTGCATAATCGGTCTCGCTTCCGACCATTTCAGAGTGGTTTGCAAGCACCAGTGTGCCGTCTTTTTCCTGATAAATCAGCCCAAGTTTCGCGTAAAGTCCCAGTGCAACGCGCACCGTATCGGTAGAAAACCACTTAGTATCGCGCTGAATCTTGTCCACGTCATAGGGAATGATCACTTCACCGATCTGCCGCGAAAGCCTGCCGTTGGTGTTGATAGTCATAAGGCAGAGCATCTGGTACAACACCACATAGTTTGCGCCGTTCTTCTGCCCCATGAGAAAATCCACCGCATCAGACCGCATAAAGCTGTCTTTGAGTTTCAACCAGTAGTATCTTTTTCCGGTAGCCGTATGCTTTCACCTCCTTTGCACGCTCGTATAGCCAGATAGCACAGCTTGCGAGGTCAGAACGGCAGGTCGTCGGCATCATCGTTGATGGGGTCATACTCGGCAGAGGGAGCCGGTTCTGGCGCGGCAGTGCTGTGCGGTGCGTAATCCGCAAGCGTTTCATCGGGGTACATCTGCGCGCCCTGCAGGCCTGCCGGTTCTGCTGCCGGTTCTGCTGCCGGTTCTGCAGGTTCCAGCGGCGGGCCAGGCTGTGCCATCAGGTCGATCATCTGCTGCAGCCAGCGGAATGTCACCAGCCCGCCGGGCTGAACATCATCCGCGTCCACGTCGTAATAGATCTTGCCGTTATACTCCCGCTCTTTCAGCTTTTGAGCAAAAACTGTGACCTGATCGCCTTTCTGTAGCATGCCGTCCCACTGGTCGATGCCGTGCCAGAGATTCACGCCTACAAAAAAGCTCTGCCATTTTCCGGTCTCGTCCTGTGTGCGGCTGGCTTTCAGGTCAAACTTCAGCACCCGCTTCTGCCCGGCATCCCGGATCACCGGGTCTTTGCTGACCTCGCCGTGCAGCATGACGCCGTTCTTGGTCTGGACGATCATGCATCATCACCCCGGAACGGATCATCTGCGTTTTCCTCTGCAGAGGGTGCATCCGGGGCAGGGATCAGGGTGCCTGCCGTCTTGCGGTAGCGGTGGGAACCTGCGTAAGGATCCAGCACCGGCAGTTCTTCAGGCGGCACCTCACGAGCGGTGCTTTCGGCATCCACACGCACCTCGCTCTCATCGCACAAAGCGCCAAAGGTAGACGGGAACGCTTCACGCAGGGCGTGCACCAAAGCCACCTTGCGGATCATGGTGGCCTTTTTGCCGTTCCAGAGGGATTTGCCGGTGTCATACTCGCTGAGCTTGACTTCCTCATAGCTGGCGCGGGTGCGGTCCTTGCGGTAGACCTTTGCCCAGCCGCCGAGAAGGGTCTCGCCGCCGTCTCCATCATAGACAATAGATCCCTCACGGTTCAGCAGCTGGCCATCTGCGGTCAGGACGATCACGCCAGCTTCAAAGCCGTCAAAGTTTGGGTTGCGCTCGGCCATCTGCATGTAGCAGTTCTTGCCCAGCACGATGGTGCTGGCGGTGTCATCGTTCTTGTTGTCGTAGTGAATCAGGTAAGCCTCTTTGGTAAAGGGGTTCAGCTTGTACTGCTTGCAGGTCTCCAGAAAGATCTTGCACTCGGTGTCGGTGGCTTTGTCGCAAATAAAACGACGTACTTCGTCAAAACTGACGACGAGGTGCTGGCCATCGGCAGCAGTGATCTCCACCGGCACGGACGGAGACGCGGCCTGCATGGCGGTGCTGCCTGCACGGTTGGCATTCTGAACGGAACGGTTTACCAGAGGCTGTGCGTTGGAAACGGACGAAGTAGGCGCGGATGCGCCGGGACGAGTAAGTGCCATAAGTAAGTACCTCCAAAATTATTTGATAGAACCATAGCGGAAGCCGCGCTCTGCGGCTCCCTGCTTGAACCATGCGATGTCCTCGCGGGTGAACTCTACCCAGAAGCTGTATTTCTTGCGGACCGGAGCCTTCTGCTGTTCAGGCTCTGCGAATCTCTGAAGCATGCTGAAATCCAACCTACCATCCGGCGTGATGGCTGCATTGGCCTGCGCCGTTTGGACTGCTTCTTCGGCGATCTGGCGTTCTTCATCGGTCGGAGGGATAACGACCGGAGCGGTGGCCTGCGCCCGCTCTGCGGCCATTCTCTCGGCTTCTGCGCGGCGCTGCGCGTCCCGGGCATTCTGGCGGCGGCTATGCTCCACGAGGGCGGTGTTCAGATTCAGTTCACGCAGATACTCGGTGGTGCAGGCTTCGGTGTCCTCGCCGCAGTTCTCCCGGATGAGCCGCAGCTCCTCCCGCCGGGTCTCCACGCTCTTGCGCAGCTCCCGGCCGGCCTTTGCCAAATCATAGGTCTTGTTGAGCCACTGGGGCACAAGCAGGCGGTCAAAGGGGATCATCTCCCGCAGCTCGCCGATGCAGTCCGCATAGACAGTCCGCAGGGCGTCGGCCTTGTCCTGCCGTTCGGCTTCTTCCACCGCCTTGACCTGCTGGTCAATGGCACCGGAGACGGCCTTACACTGGCCCTGCATTTGCTTGGCGCTCTGCAAGAACTCTTCCAACGGCTTCATGTAAAAGGCCTTTGCGCTGCGGGCGGCATCACTGAGCTGCTTGTCCAGCTTGTTCACTGCGGCGCGGTCGGCCTTGGCATCCTTGATGGTCTCCGGGGTGTAGACGCGGCCGGTGTAGGCGGCCAGCATCTCGGTCAGGTTCTGCTGCACCTCAGCTTCGTTCCAACGGATCGCGGGCAGCTCCGGGTGCTCCACCCGGACGGTCAATTCTTCTTGCATAAATATTCACCACCTCTGATAAACTCTCTCGCCATCGTTGTTATATACGATGTAGGTATTGCGGGGATAACCTTGCGCGTGTTCCTTTTCGGACAGCGTATCCGCCCGCTGGATCAGCTCTCCCACTGTCTGCGCAGAGCGTCTCTCTAAAAGTTTCGGCGGATTTTCAAGCCCGTCATAGATTTGCAAAAGCGCCACTTGTAAAACCTCCTGTTTTGTGTTATTTTTGTGGTGATGGGCGGCAAAACTCATCACCCTTTTGGCTTGTCCGTGTTGGAGCACGGGCAGGCTCTTCTTTTTTTACGGCGTATCGGCGGCAGACTGTCTACCTCATCACGTCGAATAAGCTCTTTCTCAAAAATGTACTTGCGAGCCCGACGCCTGCCGTTGCGGCTGTGGCTGCTTGCGGTTTTGTAACCCAGCCGTCTGGCACACATCTCAGACGTACCGCTGGCAATCAGGTCTCCGGTCTTGGCATCGTACACGGTGTACCACATGACATGATGAACAGTGTCATACATACGTGATCTCCCCAGATTCCTCTTGCAGCATCTCCCGCACGTTGTCCATTTCTTCGGCGCACATCTCCCAGACGTTTGCCCGTGCGGAGTATCCGGCCCGGACAACAATGTCGTCTGAAGCTTCGGCTTCTCGCTTGCAGCGTTCGGCAAGCCGCGTGTAGGATTTGACTTTGCCCTCAACGTACTCTTTAACCGTCATCATGCCCCACGCTCCTGATTCTCCGGATACTCCGGGTTGCTGGCGTGGCTGCGGCTGATCTTGCCGTACTTGCGCCGCTTTGCGGCTCTCTCCCTGTCCTCTGCTGCAAAGCCCAGACGAGCCAGCAGAACAGCGGCCAAAATCAGCACCAGCGACACCGCAAACAGCGTGCCGGAGATGTATCCGGTGGTCTGCGCGGTACCCTCTGCGCCCATAGCTGCACCCATTCCAACGCCGCCAAAAATGACAGCCAGCCAGTAGTAAGTAGTGGATTTGAGTTTCATTCTTTCGGGTCCTCCTTTGTGTAGATCTTCTCAAGTTTGTAGAAATCCTTCATCCACGCCATAAATCCGGCGCGTGAGATCAGCGGGGCGGCGCTCTTGGTGTCAATAGACGGCACCGCCCATGCCGGGAAGCTGCCAGCCTGAATCATACCGGTAAAGATCGGCTCGCTCACAGAGATGTTGTTATCACGCATGATCTGGCAGCACTCTGCAATTCCCATGCTCGGCTTCACTGCCGCACCCCTCCTTTTTTCTCAGCTGCCGTTTCAGCTGGATGTGCTCCAATCGTTCCGGCTACCTTGCATCCCAGCGCTGTTCAAGCCAGCGCTTGTTGTAGTGCTTCTTCTGTGCAGGCATGGTCAGCGCCTCACTTCTTAGAGCTGCCAAAGCTGCCAATGAGCCAAAGCGCGATCCACGCCGCCGTTCCGGTGGCCCAGGTGAACGTCCAGTGCATCAATGCGCAGATGGCCCACACGGCGGCGCAGGTAACTCCCCACGAGATGCCCAGAAGGGCGGCAAACGCGATGATGATTGCCAGTGCTTCACCCATTGTTCCGCGCCTCCTTTGCGGCTCTCTCAGCTGCCTGTGCCGCTGATTCCGCGCACCACTTGCCAGCCGAGGCGGTCTTGCGGGGGTCTTGCTGGGCTGCTGCAGCTTCGTCCTCTTCCAGCAGCTTCTTCAGGTCGGCCAAGAACTGGCCACACATCTTCGCTTTTATAGCTTCCTCCGACTGGCCATACGGGCCGCAAAATGGCCCGGGCTTGAAAAACGACTTTGAACGGAAGTCCTCTTCCAAGAACTGATACTTGCCAATCAGCTGGCAAACCTTATCGCGCATCGTGGTTTTCATAAAGATCCTCCTTTCTATCAATGTCGCAGCACAACATTGGACGAATGAACCAGATAGGTCACACCGTCAATCTTCACTTGCAGCTGGTCGCCCTCGTAATCGTCCCAACTGTTCAACTTCCCCTCGACAATCGTTCCATCAGGCATTTTCAGCTGTGCCCAGTTGTATTCATAAGTCAAATCGACGATCTGCTTATTGCATCCGGCCATCAGCAAAGCGCTTGCCAATACGGACGCTACCCCAACAATAATTTTTTTCATGCTCGTTTCTCCTTTTAATAAAATGTTTAATAAAATGTCTTCTCTTCGCTGTGCCGCTGCGGCTCCTGGCCTCGCCATTCCTTCGCATTTCTTCGCTTCGCCATTCCATTGCCGAGCTAATCAACGCTTTGCCTTTGCTTCTCGTCTCAACTCAATGCCTTCGCCCAGCCCAGCCCCGCAACGCTTTGCCTTTGCTTCGCAAAACGTCGCTCTGCCTCGCCTTGCCTTTGCCTTGCCTGTCTGTGCTTCTCAGTGCCGCCGCGATGCGGTAGGTCGCAGTGCGCTGCCACTGCACAGCAGTTCACCTCATAGCCTTCGCAAAGCATCGCCCTGCCATGCCGTTGCCATTCCGCTCCTTGCGTTGCCGTTGCGCATCTTCTCAAATCACGGCAATGCCGCTGCAATGCAAATCACTGTTGCGCTGCGCAGAGCCATCGCACGGCCAATCTAACTCAGCCTTGCCATTGCCAAGCCGTGCATCGCACCGCCTCCGCGAATCCGGGCCGTCAATGCCATGCCCTTGCTCTCAGGCTTTCACCTCATATGCGATGTAAGTAAACCGGCCCTTTCCGCTGTTACGCCACTGGCCGATGCCGCGCAGAATGCCATAATCCAGCCACTCACGCACAACCTTTTCGTGGCTGTCGTCAAGGAGGATCACGTCAAACTCGCAGCTGCTGCCCGCCGGGATCTCCTCACTGTTGGCAAGGCTCACGCGCTCGCCCTGTGCGGTCTGGGCACGCAACGGACGCTGGCAGTCGCCGATCTCTCCGTTTGTCCGAATCGGAATCATGCGGGGCTGAACGAAGATCAGGCCGTCAATGACCTTCTTGTAAGCGGTCAGTTTGCCGCTTTCGTTCACGGCCTTCTTCTTGCCGGTCTCGGTCTTGCCACCAATGCGGGAAAGCATACCGCAAGCATCCTTAAACATGCCCTTGATCTGGTAATCGTAAAAGATCGGATTGCCGTCCGGGTCACGCGGGAAAACGGTCATGC